ACAAAAAGAAACCGCAATGGACAAACTAAGTCAGGATTATATTCTTTGTTCATACCTATGGAATGGAATTACGAAGGATTCATTGACGATTATGGAATGCCTGTATTCGAAAACCCACCAGAAGATTGCGTTGGACCACACGGAGACGCTATCGAAGTCGGGGTTATTGAACACTGGGATAATGAGGTCGAAGGATTAAAAGGCGACCAGGATGCTTTAAATGAGTTTTACAGACAGTTCCCGCGTACAGAGGAGCACGCGTTTCGAGATGAAACTAAAAATAGTATATTTAACTTAGTAAAAATATACGAACAAATAGATTACAACGAAGATTTAAAAAGCACAGGCGTTATTACAACTGGTAGTTTTAATTGGGAGCATGGTGTTAAAGATTCAAAAGTAATGTTTAGCCCAAACCCTAATGGAAGATTTAAAGTTTCGTGGGTTCCTAAAATTGGATTGCAAAATAAACAGGTAATTAAAAATGGTATAAAGCATCCAGGCAACGAACACATTGGTGCTTTTGGATGTGATAGTTACGATATATCAGGTACCACAGACGGCAGAGGATCAAAAGGAGCGCTACATGGGTTAACGTCTTTTAGTATGGAAGATGCTCCACCTAATTCATTCTTTTTGGAATATGTAGCAAGGCCTCAAACCGCTGAAATGTTTTTTGAAGACGTATTAATGGCTTTAGTGTTTTACGGTATGCCATTGCTTTGTGAGAATAATAAACCACGATTGCTTTATTATTTAAAACGGAGAGGCTATAGGGGTTACTCTATGAATAGACCTGATAAGTTATATACAAAGCTTTCAGTTGCGGAAAGAGAAATAGGCGGGATACCTAACTCGTCTGAAGATATTAAGCAAGCGCACGCTGCTGCTATTGAAACTTATATTCAAACACACGTAGGGCTTAAAGCTGATGGCCAATATGGAACAATGTACTTTAATAATACATTGAACGATTGGGCTAAGTTTGATATAAATAAAAGAACAAAATTTGATGCGGCTATTAGCTCGGGGTTAGCAATAATGGCATGTAACAGACATCTGTATAGACCTAACCCAAATGTGCAAAAACCAAAGTTAAACTTAAATATTGCAAAATATAAAAACGCCGGTTCAATATCGGAAATAATAAAATAAAGTATGGCTGAGTCAGTTATAAATAGTTTTTTTCCAAGCCAAGTTGCTAGCGACCAAGAAAAAATGTCGGTTAAATATGGCTTAAGAGTTGGTAGGGCGATTCAAGACGAATGGTTCAAATCAGATTCTGGTACTAATAGATATAAAAGTAATCAAAATACATTTCATCAATTAAGACTATATTCTAGGGGTGAACAATCAATACAAAAATATAAAGATGAATTGTCTATTAACGGCGATTTATCATATTTAAATATAGACTGGAAGCCGGTTCCGATTATACCTAAGTTTGTTGACATAGTTGTAAATGGTATATCTGAAAGAACATTTGATATAAAAGCGTTTTCACAAGATCCTTATGGTGTTTCAAAACGTACAGATTACTTAAACAGTATAGTTAGAGATTTGCAAACAAAAGAAATAAATGATTTTGCAAAAGAAAACTTTGGTGTTAACTTATATGAAAATCCTCCGGAAATGCTACCGGATTCGCAAGAAGAGTTAGACGTACATATGCAGCTTAATTATAAGCAAGCTGTGGAGATAGCGGAGGAGCAAGCTATAAACGTTTTATTAGAAGGAAATAATTACGATTTAACTAAGAAGCGCGTTGTATATGATTTAACAACAATAGGTATTGGCGCTGTGAAAAACAGATTTTCAAAATCAGAAGGTGTTGTTATTGATTATGTTGACCCTGCTAATTTAGTATGGTCATATACAGAATCACCTTATTTTGATGATATATATTATTGTGGCGAGGTCAGAAACGTACCTATTAATGAAATTAAAAAGCAATTTCCTGATTTAACTGACGAAGATTTAAAAAGAATATCTGAGACAGGTTATCAAAACAATGGCTTTTACGATAGAACAATATCTAATTATAACGAATCGGATTCAAACACAGTTCAAGTATTGTATTTTAATTATAAAACATACATGAATGAGGTTTACAAAATTAAAGAAAGCGCAACTGGCGCTTCTAAGGTTTTGTTACGCGACGACACATTTGACCCGCCTGTTGAAGTATTAGAACAACAGTTTGGCAAATTATCTAGGTCTATTGAAGTATTATACGAAGGGGTGTTAGTATTAGGCACTGATTATTTATTACAATGGGAACTAGCAAAAAATATGATGCGTCCTAAAAGTGATAGTTCTAAAGTACTTTTAAATTATAGTATTAACGCGCCTAGAATGTATAAAGGTAAGATTGAATCTTTAGTAAGCCGTATTACTGGTTTTGCTGATATGATTCAATTAACGCATTTAAAGTTACAGCAAGTAATGTCTCGTATGGTACCAGATGGTGTTTATCTTGATGCCGACGGGTTAGCCGAAATAGATTTGGGTAATGGAACAAATTACAATCCGCAGGAAGCATTAAATATGTTTTTCCAAACAGGTTCTGTAATTGGTAGATCGTTTACGCAAGACGGCGACATGAATCCAGGTAAAATACCTATTCAAGAAATCACAAGTGGTAGTGGTGGTAATAAGCTAGGCGCTTTAATAAATACCTACAACTATTACTTGCAAATGATACGTGACGTAACCGGGTTAAACGAAGCAAGAGACGGCAGTATGCCTGATAGCAAAGCTTTAGTGGGTATACAAAAAATAGCAGCAGCTAATAGCAACACGGCAACAAGACATATAATGCAAGCTGGGTTATATATAACAGCTCATTTAGCTGAATGCTTATCATTAAGAGTATCCGATATAATAGAATATTCTCCAGCTAGAGAAGCGTTTATACAAAAAATAGGGGCTCACAATGTAGCTACCCTCTCGGAAATGAGCAATTTGCATCTATACGATTTTGGTATATTTTTAACACTTATGCCAGATGAAGAAGAAAAACAAATGCTTGAGAATAATATACAAACCGCGTTATCAGCGGGGTTGATTGATTTAGACGATGCAATCGATATTAGAGAAGTGCAAAATTTAAAACTAGCAAATCAGCTTCTTAAAATAAAACGTAAGAAAAAGCAAGAGCGTGACCAAGCGATGCAACAACAGAATATACAAGCACAGGCACAAGCAAACGCTCAAGCACAACAAGTTGCTGCGCAAGCTGAGGTTCAAAAGAATCAAGCTTTAACTGCTCAGAAAGCAGAACTAGAACAACTTAAAGGTCAATTAGACATACAAAAGCTACAAGCTGAGGTAACAGCCAAAAAAGAATTAATGGCGCAAGAGTTTGAGTATAACCTACAACTAAAAGGTATGGAAACCGATATATTAAAACAAAGAGAATCTCAAAAAGAAGATCGAAAAGATGATCGTTCAAAAATGGAAGCTTCTCAACAAAGTGAATTAATTGAGCAAAGAAAAAACAATACACCACCAAAAAACTTCGAATCCGGCGGAAACGATATAATTGGCGGAGGGTTTGACTTAGGAACCTTCGAACCTAAGTAATAATAGTAATGTATAATTATATAATATTTTATCATGTCAGAAAACCAAGAAGAAGTTCTTGAGGTACAAGAAGATACCCAAGATCAAACAACAGCTGAAAAAGAAGTTGTTGAGGAAAAACCTACAGGCCCTGTAACGCAGGACGAAGAAGGTACAATAAAAGTTAACTTATCAGATTTAAATAAACCACAAGAAGATGCCGTTCAAGAGCAAAGCTCAGATGACAGCGATGCTGCTGTCGGACAACCCGAAGACGCGACAGACAGCGAAGAAGTGGTTGAAGAAATACAAGACGCCGAAGAAGAAGTAAGTGTACTTGAAGAAGTAACAGAAGAAGACGAACCTGCACCTACAGTTAAAGAAGCGAAAGAAATTGTTGAAGAAGCTGTAGCTGAGTCAAATGAAACCGGCATTGAGTTACCGGAAAATATTCAAAAAGTTGTAGACTTTATGAATGAAACAGGGGGTAGCCTTGATGATTACGTAAAATTAAATACTGATTATTCTAAATTAAATCAAGGGCAATTAATTCGTGAATTTTATGAAACGACAAAGCCTCATTTAGATAAAGAAGATATTGATATCCTTATGGAAGACTTTTCATATGACGAAGAGTTAGATGAACCCAAGGATATTAGAAAAGCTAAAATAGCCTTTAAAGAAGAAGCTGCTAAAGCTAAAAAGCATCTTGAAGGTTTAAAATCTAAGTATTACGAAAATATTAAAGCTGGATCTAATTTAACACAGGACCAGCAAAAAGCAGTTGAATTTTTCAATCGCTATAATAAAGAAAACGAAGAGGTTACTAAAGTAGCTGAATCGCAAAAGAAAATATTTTTAACTGAAACCGAAAACGTTTTTAATCAGAATTTCAAAGGTTTTGACTATTCTGTAGGAGACAAGAAGTATAGGTTTAAAATTAAAAATACTGAAGACGTAAAGACAACCCAAAGCGACATTAATAATTTCGTCAAAAAGTTTTTGAACGATAAAAATGAAATGTCAGACGCTAAGGGTTATCATAAGTCGCTATTTACAGCTATGAATGCTGATGCAATCGCAAACCACTTTTACGAGCAAGGCAAAGCCGATGCAGTAAAGGATAGCATGTCGAGAACTAAGAATGTTGATATGGACCCGAGACGGGGACACGAAAAAGTAACAACACAAAATGGTTGGACGATACGCGCGGTTAATAATGATGCAGTAAGCACGAGTAGTTTTAAAGTTAAAAAACGAAAATAATTAACCATTAAAAAATTAATAAAATGGCTGGATCTTTTACTGGGAGCCCAACGGCTCTCGCACATTTAACCCCACGACCTATTAAGGGATTGTTTGGAGACAACTACCTTTCTGTCGCGGACTTAGACTTCACGCAACAATTTTTGCCTGAGGTATATGAGAAGGAAGTAGAACGATATGGAAATCGTACTATTGCTGGATTTTTACGTATGGTAGGCGCTGAAATGCCTATGGCTTCTGACGTAATTACTTGGTCAGAACAAGGACGTTTACACATTGCTTATGATGACGTTGAAGTAGCTTCTACTACAACTTTAACATTCCCTGCTGGTCACTTGATTGGAAAAGGAATGACACTTGTTGTATCTAAAGGCTTCATTACTCAAAAAGCATATGTACAAGACGTAGTTGGACAAACTGTAACTGTTGACACTTACGGCGAGGTTGCTGGTCTTACAATGACTGGTGCTGACGTTAAGGTGTTTGTTTATGGTTCTGAGTACGCTAAAGGAACTGAAAATGCTGGTAACTCAATTGACGCTTCTTTCACAACCTTCAACAACAAACCAATTATTCTTAGAGATAAGTATAATGTAAATGGTTCTGATGTTGCTCAAATTGGTTGGGTAGAAGTAACTACTGAGGCTGGAACTTCTGGTTACCTTTGGTACTTAAAGTCTGAGCACGAAGCTCGTATCCGTTTCGAAGATCAACTTGAAATGGCTATGGTCGAAGCTGAAAAATCTTTAAACATCGATGGCACAGTAAGAAACATTACTGCTGCTGCTGGTTTTGGAGGTGGTACTAACGTAACAGGATCTGAAGGTCTATTTGCTGCTCTTGAAGATAGAGGATTAGTTTATACTGATGCTGACTTCAACGCTGCTGGTGGCGCATGTCTTGCGGACTTTGATACTATTTTAGCTGAGCTAGATAAGCAAGGATCAATCGAAGAAAACATGCTTTTCTTAGATCGTGGTACTTCACTAGCGATTGACAATATGTTGGCTGCTCAAAATTCTTACGGAGCTGGCGGTACATCTTACGGTGTATTCGACAATTCAGAAGACATGGCGCTAAACCTTGGATTCTCAGGATTCCGAAGAGGTTCTTACGATTTCTACAAAACTGACTGGAAATATCTAAACGATTCTACAACTCGTGGATTAGTTGCAGATGTTGAAGGTGTACTAGTTCCTGCTGGAACTTCTACAGTTTACGATCAGCAACTCGGAAAGAACATCTCTCGACCATTCCTACACATCCGCTACAGAGCTTCTGAAGCTGATGACCGTAGAATGAAGTCTTGGGTGACTGGATCAGTAGGAGGTAACTATACTTCTGACGCTGACGAAATGAACGTACACTTCTTA